CCCACTGCTGCCAAGAAAGCCTATACCCGTTGGATAGGCTATCTGCAGGTATGTAGTCCCAAAAAGGACTACACCTGGGCTTCAGCTGGTATATCTTACGGTCATGCCTGACCATGATATAGTCAGCTTCCATCTTGCTAAAGGGATTAGCCAATGTGCCTTTCGGCACAGCAACTAATTCGCCCCAAAGAAAACTGCACATCAATCCGTTAGGATTGACAGGCAGCATCTTCAACCTTCCAGGGGGACGGACCCCCCCATTGAAGATCAATAATCGACTAGGACGGCGGCCCCAAGTTTTATACTTAAAGCTACCATTCTGATCGCGTCTTGGTCTACATAGAGCGAGTGGGACACGTATACCTGAATCCATATTCTCAGAGAACGGTACCGGAAGTTTATATTTCCCGGGAAGGTTCTCCAACAAATATGAAATAGTATTACTAAGTGTAATACCGGTATAGGCGGACCACTCGTTGAGTTGGTTGATAGCAACGAGAGTATCGGACGGATTGTCTAGCTTACGAATGTAAACCGGACGTACTGGCTGGCCATAAAACCAATCAGCACCGCACGATTCTCGAAACGGTCCTTTTGCGAAGGACTTATCGGCATTTATGATGAACCCGAGCTGCTCTAAGTAATGACAAACTCTGCCGTAGATCTTTCTACTGCATATTAAGTCATCGCCAAAAGCAGACCAGGTTTGATCACCACCACTGTTAAACACAGTGTTGCACGCCTTTAAGACAGAACTAAATATGATAGTCTGCAATGGAAACGTAAAACCGTTACCCATTGTGCTAACCATATATAAAGCATGCTTCTTTCCATCAATAAGAGTATCGCGAGACCTTAAGTCGAGTAGGGTCGTAAAGACCCAATCCGGCAAGAGGAACTCGCAAAGCCCAAGAGAGATGGAATCGGAAGCAGAAGAGAGGTCGATAGTAGCTAAGCTATCATCGACTGATCCCTTCCTCGCCAGCTGGTGATTTACTAAAGGTTGGGTGCTGAGATTAATTCCGAAGAATTCTCTCATCCTTTCCTCAAGTATTGTCGCGAACCCGAGCTGATAATATGAATTCAGCAAAGGTTCAACGCAGATCATCCGGCTTGTTCTGGCCGTCTTAGGAACGAAGCACGATCTGCTACCGCTCACTATGGAAGGACTTCCAAAACTTTCGTAGCGTTGGCATTCCGCATCGGAAAGGCTCGGTATCCTCTCACAATAGTGCTTATACATTTGGTATAAGTA